CTGGTCATCGTGTCTACCCTAGACAATTACCCCTGGACACTATCCTTGGACAAGTGTCCAAGGTATCCCTCCCCTGCGCTTTTCCCATAACATAATGGCGCACTTGTAGGCCAATAAGTCCCAGTAATCAATGTCATCTATAGGAACCTGGCCGTGAACACTTTCGGCAACTTCCACTTCTTTCTTCATCAAGGCTATTAGCTCATTGGCTCGCTCTTGTATGCGGTCGTTTACGTGCTCCCTATACATTCCTTTGCTTCCCCCGTTTCGGTATGGTAAAAAGCCCTCTTACCGTGATATAATTGGCAAAAGGGCTTTGGTGTCCTTTAGAGGGCTTCACTAGTTCCCGCTGGTGCGCCCTCTTGTTTACTTAGTGGTGATAACTTGGCGAACGCCTCGGCAAAATCACGCAGCCACATCAGGCCAACATTGTCAACCTGTTCCGCGTAGGCCACAATTTCCTCGATGCGCTGCCTTCTCCACTCTGCGCGCCTCTTGGGTGTCCTCTGATTCTTGGTCGTCACTTCCACCTCATACCCTCCTTCGGTTCTTCTCCGCACATAGGTCAGTCCTCCTTTTCTTTTATCTCACCGCTGCCGCGGTTAATGAACGCCTCCAGTTCGCTTTCCTTAATGCGCCATTCACGGCCTACCTTCACGGCCCGTAGGGTTCCCTCTTGAATGAACGTGTAAATGGTTCGTCTGGTTAAACCTAAGTAGTCTGCAACTTCTTGGGTAGTCAGTAGCTTCTCCATGGCTGCGCACCTCCACTCATAGCATACCGTAGTATTTTCATATAGTCAACCCCATTTTCATATAAACATCCCTAATAAATATACGGGTTTTTGGGCATTATGCAGGGATAACGCGGGTAATAAAGAAAGCCCAGCTAGAGGGCTTCCTTGCTACTGTGCATAACAAACATTATGGTAACTGCCACCGTATTCTGTAAACTGTAGCTCTCGCGCTCATGGGGTTTGCCCGTCCTCAACATCCGGGAAAATTTTCCCGGAAGTGCAGCTCGCGCGCGTGGGGTTTGCTTGAAGGTGGTCGGGTTCAGGTGTCCGATTTCGGACACGTCATCCGTGCAGCTCGCGCGCGCGTGGGGTTTGCCCGTTCAGGCAATTTTTCCTTAACGGGCTACCGCGGGCGTAGCAAATGCCCAGCTAAACCCCTTCTTTGCTCCTGGGCCTCCTGGTGCGCTCTAAAGGCCATTTTTTGCAGGCATATAAACCCCTTACCCCATGCGCTTTCGCCCTTCCTGGGCCATTCTAGGGCTTCGTTTTTCAGCCAACGTCCGCAAAAAATCACTTTCTGCGCTGCAGCGGGTTTTTGTCTGCCAAATATTCAGCCATCATCTGCTCCACGGCCTCTTTGAGGGTCATTCGCTCCGTCCAGGCATGATCTTTCAGCTTCTCCAGCAAGTCCTGGCGAACAATAAAGGTGGCCCTTGTCCATCCATCGGGCAGGCCATGCTTGGCCCAGTTTCCCTTTTCTCCTTCCACTTCATTCTCACCCCTTGTTTACAGGGTAAACATTCTGCAGGCCACCCCTTTTCCCTGCACTATTCCCTGGCGTATGCGTAAATTCGCAGGGTATCCTTGTATCCCTCAAAGTCATCAATTCTGGTTATGTTGTACTCCTTGCCCTTGTACACGATCCAGTTCTTGGGCGTAATATCATCCCGCCAATTTATTTCAAATATCATCTCCACCTTCTGCTGCACCCCCGCAGCTCCATAGTATTCGCTGCCGCTGGCATGGCGCACATAGGCCCAAATATTTTCGCCGCCTGGTATCGGCCCCGGTATTTCCACTTGGTTTCCCCATTCATCTCTGCCATAAGTGGCTCCCCAAATGGTTATTTTCTTGTCCTTCATGCGGAATTTTCCACGCCGGCTGCCGGTTATCGTTTTAGGCATATTTCGCCCCTCCTTATAATGCGTTCAGATATTCTTGGTAACGCTCCATTAGCCCCACATAAGCGTTCAAAAGGCTTGCTGTTCCGTCAATCTTCTGCTTGGCTGTCTGCGCCTTTGCTGGCACAATATTGCCGTTCCTGTCCTCCACAACGCCTGTATTGGACAAACACCACTTTAGGATCGGGTGATTGTTGTAGTTTACCTTCTTGGCCGCAAGGTCTGCGCCCAGCTGCTGCATGGGAAGGCTTAATGTCTTGGCTCCCTGGCGAACAGGAACCATCTTAAAGCCTTCGGCCTCCATCTCTTGCCGCCAATAGGTGGCACTCCAGGCATCAAAATAAATCCATAGTGGCGTTATGCTGTACTTTTCCATCATCTCTAGGAACCACGAAGTAACATCGCGGTAATCAATCGTGTTGCCTTCACACAAGCGCAGCAGGCCACGGCTGTGCCACTTGTCATAGGGAACCTTGTCCTGCTCCACGCGCTCTGTGAACCCCTCTTTGGGCAGCCAGTACATCTGCGTAACAAACCGCTTTTCTGTCTTGGGGTCTAGCATAAGCAAAGTGGCGCAGGTTAGATCGCCTACCTTGGACAGGTCGGCTCCACCTATGGCGTAAAAGCCGCGGAAGTCCTCCAGGTCAAAGGTTTCTTCGTTGTTCAGCTGCTCGAAGGTTAGCCATGCGTTATGCGTAGTTTCCCTAACGTTGAATTCCTTGGTTAGTACGCCGCTGCGCTCATTAGGGTTGTTCTTGGCCCGCTCCACTTTCAGCCCCAGGTCGTCAATACGCTTAATTACCCCCAGGCCAGGGTTAGCTTTAGGCCATGCGCTGGGGTCTGTCCATTCGTCCCTGCTGTCCAGTTCGTACAGGACAGGCAGGAAACTGTCGTCCTCAAATGTCCCGTCCACCACTTGGCAGGCATAGCTGTAAAGGTCGTCAAATATGGCCTCCCTAACGGTTCCTGCGGTGGTTATAGTAATCAGCAGCGGCTGCTGCCGTGCGCTCTGGCTCTGCTTCATCACATCGTACAGGTTACGGTCTTGAATGCTGTGCAGCTCATCTATAATCACACAATGGGCATTGAGTCCATCCAGGGTGTTGCTGTTCTTGGCCAGCGGCTTAAACAGGCTCATGGTAGGCTCAAAATAAAGATCACTCTTGCGCTTGCGAACGTGTCGGGCCAGGTGCTTGCTCTGCTTAATCATGTTATGGGCCTCATCGAATAGAATGGCCGCCTGGTCGCGCTTGCTGGCCAAACTGTAAACCTCTGCGCCGCCTTCTCCATCGGCCATCATCATGTATAAGGCCAGGCTGCTCATGAGAACCGTTTTCCCGTTCTTCCTTCCGCAATAGAACATCGCTTCACGGAACCTGCGCAGCCCCGTGTCCCTGTCAACGAATCCGAACAGGGCCGCAATAAACGCCTTCTGGAATAGCTCCAGCTTTACAGGCCGCCCTGCCCATTCCCCTTTACTATGGCGGCAGAAGGTTTCAATGAACCGAATGGGCTTGCTGGCCTTCTCCAGGTCAAAGACGTATCGGCCAGGGTTTTCTATTTCCCGTGTCAGTCGTTCGTATATCTGCCGCACCCTTCGGGAAACTACTACCTGCCCCGCTTCTATGGCCTGCCAATACTCCAGCACATAGTTCAATCTATTCGCCGCCTTTAATGAATTCCAGTAGCGGATCAGCGTCCCCCTGGCCGCCTGCTTTTGGCAGCAGATCAATAAGCTGCTTCAGGGTCTGGTTGTACCGTTGAATGGTTTTGTTGTAGGCCGTTAAAGCAGGGTGCTCCCGAAGAAATTCCTGCTTGCCCTGCTTAAATAGGCTGATAGGCCCGTCCGCGTTCACCTGTTCCCTTAGCTTCTGCATTGTCTGATCCATGAAAGCAAGCTCATCAAACAGGCTCTCTGCTATTGGCCGCCTATCTTCGGGTATCTCCCCCAATATCTTTTTAAGCCGCTTCAGCTCTTTACTTAGCTGCTTATATGGAATTTTGGCCATGGTATCAACCCCTATGTTTACAATGTTTACACCCTCGCCCAATATAAGTTCCCCCGTGGAGGAAAAGAAAAGCCCCGCCACCGGTTCCCCACTAGCTGGCTTTTTCTTCAGCATGGGGGGGTAGCTGCACAAGGTTCCCTTCTTCATCGAAGGCCAAACCTTCCCGCGTCGGTGAAGTGGTGAAGTGCTCCCTGTTGTGGCACTCCTGGCACAATGCCTGCAGCAGGCTCCAATTAAGCGTAACCTCTGGGTCGTTAATGTTCGCTGGCGTTAATGGCTCCTTGTGGTGGCATATCACGGCCACGCCGCCGCACCGCTCACAAACATAGTTCTGGCTTTTCAAATAACCATCCCTGCACTTAATCCACGCTTCGCTGGTATAGAAGGCCGCTGCGAAGTCCTGTGCCATTAGCCCATGCTCCTGGCCTCTGCTGCCAGCGTCATTAGAAGGGTGTCAATGGTGCGCTGTATCCTCACAGCGTCCTCACTCTGTGGGTAATACCACAGCTGCAGGATAAACTTGGCCGCCACCTTTGCCAGCTCATTTGTGCAATAGTCGTCCTCATTCATCCAGCTGTTCCCTGTCGTTATCTCCAGGTACTTGGGAATGGCCTCCACAAGCGGAATAATAATGGTGTCGTTATCTTCGCCGTCTATTCTCAATGCTTCCCTGGCTTCTTCAAGGCTTAGAATCATGCGCCGCACCTCCTTGCTCTTGTTGGTACCAAAAGGGAACCGAAGTCAGTCGGTTCCCCCTTGGCAAAAAGGGTGAGTAATGAGAAGAAGATGATTAGCTATTGGCTGGCTGCATCCATCTTCACGAAGGCCTCTGCCACTAGAACCTGAGTGTCGGCAATAGCCAATGCGCGGTAATCAATCAGGCCGCTCTTGAAGCTGCTTTCCCTGCTAACTTCAATCATAATGCCGTTAGCCAGGTTCCAGCCCATGTACTTCCAGTCGCCCAGCAGCACAACGCCATCCTCTAGGTAATCATCAACGATCACCTCGCGGCCCAGGATACGGCCCACTTCGTCATTCCTTGGGTCAGGTACGAAAATGGGTCTATCGTTCTGGTCGGTTAATGTGTAAACCTGGTTATACAAGGTGGAAGTGTTCATGGCCCACTTCGCATTTCGGCCATAACCGCGCTTCAGAAGGCCCATCATCTTGGCGAAGTCGGTATAAGCTGGCGCGGTTGTGTATTCTACTAGGTTAGTGTTGGCTGTCCAGGTAACGCCCTCCAGCACTCCCAGGCCTTCACCTTCGTCGGAACCTTGGCCATTCACAAGCTCATAAGCGATCTGCTCTAATACGCAAGTGGCCAGTTCCTCCACAAGGTACTTCTCGAACGCGTCAATGGCCGTATGCCGAACGGCTGCGCTCATGGAAAGAACCTTGATCAGCTCCAGCGGTGCGAAGGTAACGCTTGCCAGGCCCACCTTTTGGGTTTCCACGGGCTGGCCTTCCTGGTGCCTGCTTGCCCTTCCAATAGGAGTAGCAATAGGAACCTTCAGGCTGGCAGGAACATTAAACTGTCTGGCTTCGGCAATAATGCCGCCCATGTCCCTGGCCTTGGAAACAATCTCATTTAGGGTCTGCGTAGGAATTACCGCGGCGCTATCGCTCACCACATTAAACAGGTTAGCGCGCTTCTCGGCCAATTCCATCGCCCTGTTCCAGGCCAGCTGCTCCTGATCCATCAGCTTCTGGCCCAACAGGGTCTTGAAGAACGCGCTCCTATATTCGGCACTAGCAAACACGTTGTCATTAGTGAACCTGGGCTGATCGAAGTTCATGCCCGTAATGGGGTTAAACTGGCTGCGCTTTTCAGCCGTCTTGTCCTCCCAGTTTTGCTTTACCTGCTCCAGGGCCTCCAGCTCAATGTTCAGGGCCTCAATGTTGGCCTCTGGGTTAGAATTCACTTCGTCAATAATGGCAGCGGCCCGTTTCTCTATGTCCTCAACGCTAAAATGGCGGTAAAAGTTAAACGCCTCTTGAACAGTCTTGAATCTCATATGTCAACACTCCTTAATCGTATTCGGTTAGCCCTGATAATAAGGGCTTTTCTTGCAGGGTCGTTCAGCTTGTCCCAGGCCCCCTGTATCTCTGCCCTAGCTTCTACCGAAGTCTGCGGGTATGCAGGGAATGGAACAATGCTGCACTCCAGGATCTTCTTGATCTTGGTTATAGTCCTGGTGTTCGTCCGCGGGTCGTAATGGCTGCCGCCATCGGCCACCACGAACGCCATGCTCATGCCTGAAAGGTCGCCGCGTTTTACTGCCGTATAAACGCTGCGGCCCTCTTCTGTATCAGGCAACAATGCCACCATGCGCAGGCCTGCCTGATCTACGCTCAGCTGCATTGTTTTGGGTGTCCGCGCAAGCGGAATCCTGCTTAAATCGTGGTTGTATAATAACCGCGTATCCGATAGGTCGGCACCGTCCAGGGCACCTGCGCGGATCACTTCTGTAAAGCTGCCAAACTTCTCTTTAATTACCGTGGGCTGGTCATACACTAAGGGCCTGCCCTCCAGAATTAAAGCGTTATCATCCACAGGGCTTTCAATGGCCCTAAGTTCAGCTATCCGAATTTCTTTCATCCAGATCACCTTCCAGCTGGTACTGATCAGCTTTATCTGCACTCACAACGTTCAGGGTCTGCAGCCGCTTGTCGCCGCCTTCTACCGCAGGCAGGTTCAAAATTTCCCTGGCCTCGTTAATAGTGAATAGGCCATAGGGCAGCAGCTCTTTGATGATGTTTACCTTGCTCTGTGCGCTGGCGTACTGCAGCCGCTGGCTTTCATAGATAATCATGTTCCCAAAACCCTGCTCCCGCGGTGTGAACACCTTGCTGGTTAGCTCCAGGCTCAGCTGCAGGGCTATAGGTTCCAGAACGCTCTCATAGAAGGCAGCCCATTCGTTTTCGTCATAGCTGCTGGTTACAATGGCCTCGCTAATGCCCAAGTAACTGTAAACCTTGTCTTTAATGGCCTTCAGCTGCTTATCGTCAATAGAATAGGGCTTCATCTCAAGTGGTACATAGTCGGCCTTCGCGTCCAGGGCCGCAATACCGCCCTCATTGGCCATGGTCAAGTAATCACGGATAAAGGCTTCCTTGCTTTCCCGCAGCTTTTCATCGCTCAAAACCTGGTTGTATTTCAGTATGCCGCGGATAGTACCGCCCTGCTTAATGGCGTTCCGCAGGCCTTCGCTCTGCGTATGGGCCAGGTCTAAGGTCGGCAGAATGGCCGTGTTGATATCCCCCAGCAGGTCATTGTTGTTAAAGTGTCTGCGCAGGATCAGCACATCGCGGAAGGGCAGAATAACTGTCCTACCGCCGGCGAATATGAACCTGCAATAAAGTTCCCCAGTCGGGTCTGTTACAAACTCCATGCTGGAAGGCTTCAGCGGCCATATTGCTTCCAGGTTCCCTTGGCCGCCCTTCTGCAGGAAGGCAAAAGAAGTGTTGTTCTGGTAGTAGTGAACAACTAACTTATACTGCAGGTCATAAGCCGTCATATACGGGTTAGGCTGCACCTGCAGAAGTCTATTAAGTACAGGGTCGCCGTCCTTGCGCTGGCCCTGGTAATTAACGATATGGCGGCCCTTTAGCTTGCCTGCGTTCCTGGCTATCGCGTCAACTGCTGCCCGGTAAATATCGTTTTCCCATGCGTTCCCGCTAAATGGCGTAAAGAACGCTGGGCTGCCGCTCAATACTTCGGCCCTGGTTGTAGTGGTAGTGTCTGGTTGTCTTGGCCGTCCAAACAGTCTTTGGAATATACTCATGCCCTCACCGCCTAACAAATGACAACGTCCAACTTGGGTATGTTGTCAATCTTTGTTACACCAATGGCTTTAGTTCCCTGAGGAATATCCACCACCATGAATTCCACTTCGTGGCCCTCTCGCAGATCACCAAAATCCGTTATGCACCCCGAACGGTGGAAAAAGTGGCTGCTGTCGTCTTTATCACTAACAACAAAACCATATCCCTTGTTGTGAAGGATCATTGTGATCATCCCTGTGTGCTTTTTTGGCTTTTCCATCGGTTCTTCCCCCCTCTAATCAATTATACCAAACTTCTGTTCTGTTTACAACACATACAATGTAAACATTACCTCCAAAAAAATAGATAACTCCAACCGCCCCTGGTTTTGTCTTTTTCATTACTCACTCGCTCCTTCTTTAATAACACATACCCCACCAACCCGGTGGGGTTTTTCTTTGGCAGGATTTGGGCACACTAATGTGGAAAATGATGACAAAAAAAGGGGTTGATGTGGTGCGGAAACTAGTCCCTCTTTTGTTAATCACGTTGCTTCTGGCCGGATGCGTAGGCGGCACGCAGGTGAAGATCGCAGAGCTAGAGTGGGAGTATCCCAGCGGTTATCTATCGACCGGCTATCTGCGTGGTACAGTCAAAAACACAGGCCGGGTAGGCATACGCTATCTGGAGATAGGAGTGCAGCTCAAGCAGAACGGGGTCGTGGTGGCCTCGGGGTGGACTAACCTCACACGGTTAGCTCCGGGAGAAGAGAGGGCCTTCAAGATCATCGTGTTCGACTTCCCTCCCGGTGAGTTTGAGTATCAGGTTTTCTGGTCTACGAGCCCGGGCGGAGTACCGATGTAATAGCACCCATGAGGGTGCTTTTCTTCGCCTGCGGCATTACTGACGTCAAAAAGCTTGGCAATCCGCACAAGTGTATCGAGATTTGGGTTGTTCCTTTCCTGCTCCCAGCTGGCAACGGCCGTAGGCGATATGCCAAGCAAGTCTGCAACGTCTTTCTGTGTGTAGCCCTTTTCGGCTCTCAAACCCTTAAATCGATTCGCTAACACCACCTTTACCACCTCCATTATACTTCGCGTTTTTAAGCCGTTTCTAGGCCCCGAAGTGATTAAGGCAAGCCCTAACTACCCCCTGTGTATTTCCGCCCGTCCTGGGCCATCCTGGTGCGTCAGAGGGCTATTCTGGAAAAAGGGACAAGCTCACTTCCAGGAAAATTTTCCTGGATGTCTGTTCCCGCATGCGCGGGGTGATCCCCGCTTCACCCTCCGNAAAATTTTNCNNNGGGTTCTTCATCCGTTCTTCCGCCTTCAACCTCTCCACCTGCTCCAGCCGCTTTGCGTACTCAAGACGCTTCCCAGGCCGACGGCTTCAGCCACATTGTCCCTGCTTTTGCCCGCTTCACCCTCCGCAAAATTTTGCGGAGCTGCCATCTCTCGGCCACATTGTCCCTGCTTATGCCAGCCTCTGCAAAATTTTGCAGGGCCGGGGGGAAAGGCCTTGTGTGGTGAGAACATATGTTTGTGTAGTGAAACGGCTCTTTATAAATATGTGGGNTGAAGAAGAAGATGATGATGACACCACCTGTTGTTGAACCATNGTAATTCGTTAATGCTTTAATGCCTAAAAGTAGCTCTACTAGGTTATTTTAGCTATGTGGTAACAAGGAAGAATGTGAACACACTCTTTCTTGTTATCAACTATAACCTCATTACTTGGTATTGCTTATAGAGTTCTTCAACCTCTTCAATATCATGGAAGAAGAAGATCGCTTCATCGGATATGCTCATCTTGATCGCACTACTTGGAAGAACGTCTGTTGCTTCTTCAACCGTTCTGTTTGACGTGGTTCCCGTATAAATATGTGGATCAGCACCACTTTCTTCTGTTCGCTGGGCCTCTTCCCAAACTTCTGCGGATCCGTTAGCCATGGCGACAATTTCTGTCGCCTGTCCGTCTTGGTGTTGTATTGGGAAATCCGGAATAGTGGCGACGGCCTCTGTCGTGGCCACAGCAGAAGTTTCCTCGGCAGGCTGTAAAGCAAATAGGGCCGTTCTGCTTGAAGTGGTTCCCGTCTTGTGAATGAAGCCGTGCTTTAATAACCAGGCCATGCCTTGTTTGATCTTGTAGTTAGTTAAACCGCCACACCATCCAGCCGCGAACCGCCAGGAAAATGGTGTTGCTGTCTGATCTGCATTGTACAGCTTGCGAATTCCCAGCAGCATGACAAAACCCTTGTAAAGCTCTTTAGCCGCTTCAGGTGCTTCTTCGGGTAACGGTCGTGCTAATATTCTGGGGTAATCAATGTAGCCGTGATCCACCAAACAGCGAATCCACCACAAGGCCCTTTCACCTGTGCCTAACGGTTCATATTTGCCTTTAACGTGGGCCGCGTAAAGATCAGGAATAGGCACTAGTTTTCTATTGTGAAAGTCCATCATGGAAATAAAACCTTCGTCATGAGGAACATATAACGCTGCGCTGGGGTGTTCATCTGGGCCATGAATAGGGCAACTAAACGCCTGGCCCAATGCCTTCACATCACAACCCATTTCTTGCATTATGCTAATTACCACGCGCGGATCCTGAAGGTATTCCATGTAGGGAATACTGGAACGAACCACCGCGTCTTGCTCAGAATTATAGGGCCTGGGTTCATTGAAGCAAGGAAGAATATTCTTTCTTGCTTCAATCCGTTTTCGATCTTCTTCCAGGGTTATTTCTTCAAGGTGAGGGTTCAGCTTAACAAAGGCTTTTATAAGGTTTTTGGTGATCGGTTGCATAGGAACATCATCTATTCCTAAACCATCCACCCATTCATAGGGCTGGCCTGTTTCAACGTGTGTTGAAGGTGGAATTATTGTAACGTTTCCTTCGGCTCTAAGTTCTCCGTATGCTTCGCCCGTTTTGCTTTTAATTACCACGCTCTTATAAGGCCGGTCGGTTTTTAGGTAATAGTGATAGCCTCGCCTAGTCTTAACCGTTGGGGTGAGGTATTCCATCGGCCACCTTAAAGGTTTATCAGTATCAATGATAACGATCCCGCTTGCCTGGCCGCATATAATGCCCAAATTCATATTAGGCCATGCTTCTAGCCACCTTTGAACAACTTCTACTGTGGCCTTGTTCTTGGCCAGTGGCTTCCAGCTTACGCCTTGGCCGTCCTCTGAAAGTGGCAGCAGGTCAAATAACGGGTTCTTGCTTATTGGCGAAAAGGGTATTAAGGCCCATCCGCGAGTTATGTATTCCGTGGCCTTCTTCAATGTTTCGCTTGGTACTTGTCTTACTGCCGTTAGTTTTGCCATTCATTCTTCCCCCTCGTTTGCTTGGGTGGCTGCAGGTAATAAAAAAACCTGCACTTGTGTTGCAGGGCAGGGTTTTGAAAAATATCCTTTGTAAGGAGGAATTTGCTCCTCTTTTGTGGTATACTATATCCACAAGGTTTCCAAAACCTTATAGCTTGAACAAAACGCCCGTCAGCGTGTTCAAGCTTCTGCCCTTGTGCCACTCTGCCCTGCCCGGTGCGAAGAGTGGCCCTTTTTTTATTTTATTTTGTNTAGGCTCAATTCGCCGTCTTGGTGCATTGAGCCTTTTTTACTATCTATACGTCCCCATTATTGCCCCCGGGAACATTTCCTGCAGCTTCTCCATGCTGCGCTTGAAATACCGCCTAACCGCTGGGTGGTCGCTGTACTGCTTCAAGAAGTCGAAGGAAGGGTTCATTGAATTCTCCAGGTCGCCGCTTAGTTCAAACAGCGCATAGTGGAAGGCCCATAAAACACCGTGATCTGTTTCAGGGTTCGCCCTGGCAGCTGCAATTTCAGATATATTCAGTCGGTACTTTTCTCGCAAAATGTGTACCGTAACCGCTTCTTTAATTGCTACTTCGCTGTAATGTGCCCAACGTCCGCGGCCCTTTCCATAGCTTCCTGTCTTGGGCTTGGTTATCACCTTATAGCGGTATGCCCAGTTTTGCAGGGTTCGTACAGTTATTTCAATTCCCAGCTCGCTTAACCTTTGCACCGCTTCTTCAGGCCCCACTTTGTGCTCTCCTACCTTTGCACGTTTAGCAGCTCTGCGCTTCATCAGCTGGCTGTTATAGTTCACATTATCGGCAAACAACGTTTCCGCAGCTTGTTGCACACAATCACCTCCAGAAGGGCACACTTCTTGCGCTGTTGTAAGCGAAAGCCTTTTTCATTAGTATAAACCCCCAACTATGGGCTTGTCAACCATTTTCTCAAAAAAGCTCCTTCTAAGGAATTCGCCTTGTTTTGTTCACCCAACTAAGAATTATTNCTCCCAGAANCTCCACCACGCCCTTGGTCGCTGTTGTTGGGTTAATGTTTCCTGCAGCTTCTGCAAGGCCTCCCTTGTGGCTGCCAATTCCTCACGAATGGTTGCAAGCTCACTCTCCAGGGTCTTGTTTCTTTCGTCCAGGGCCTGGACAACGGCCATAGACAAGGCCTGGACATCGTGTACACGCTTAACTTCCACAACGTCTGTAATGGCTTGGGCTGTTTCGATAGCATCGGCAGGAATAAAGTATTGTTGTCCATAGTCCCCTTGCTTCAGCTCGGCAGGAAGGGAACCGTTCTTAATGCGTCTGCGTACTGTTTTTTCACTAATACCTAGCTGTTCTGCAGCTTCTCTAACTGTCAAATACCCCTGCACATTGTCCACCCTTCCTGTCTACCCTGTACGGCACCCCTGGTCATCGTGTCTACCCTAGACAATTACCCCTGGACACTATCCTTGGACAAGTGTCCAAGGTATCCCTCCCCTGCGCTTTTCCCATAACATAATGGCGCACTTGTAGGCCAATAAGTCCCAGTAATCAATGTCATCTATAGGAACCTGGCCGTGAACACTTTCGGCAACTTCCACTTCTTTCTTCATCAAGGCTATTAGCTCGTTGGCTCGCTCTTGTATGCGCTCGTTTACATGCTCTCTGTACATTCCTTCGGTTCCTCCGTTTCAGTATGGTAAAAGGCCCTCTCGCCGTGATATAATTGGCAAAAGGGCTTTGGTGTCCTTTAGAGGGCTTCACTGGTTCCCGCTGGTGCGCCCTCTTGTTTACTTAGTGGTGATAACTTGGCGAACGCCTCGGCAAAATCACGCAGCCACATCAGGCCAACATTGTCAACCTGTTCCGCGTAGGCCACAATTTCCTCGATGCGCTGCCTTCTCCAAGGTGTAGTGCTCTCTTGCTGTTCCTGAACCTCCACCTCAAACCCACGGCCATTACTTCCTGGTATGGGCCTCACTGATACAACTTCCATCTTTGTCATCGTTCTGATCCTCCTTGTCTTTTATCTCACCGCTGCCGCGGTTAATGAACGCCTCCAGTTCGGTCTTTTTTACCCTCCATTCTTTGCCGATCTTAACTGCTGGCAAGGTTTTGCTTTTGATATAGGTGTAAATGGTTCGTCTGGTTAAACCTAAGTAGTCTGCAACTTCTTGG